AATTCTTACTTGTTTTATTGGATGTAAACTTCTTTGAAGATTTACCTGATTTCTTAACTCCGAATGATAACTTCGTTGAACCTGTTGATTTAGCTGCCATTATTTCATTTATTTAGCAATAAGTATATACGTTTTTTAAAATGACATATATTTATTAATAAAAATTATATTATGAAAAAACTATTTGAAATTTCTTCGGAAGAAAAACAAAGAATATTGGAAATGCATGAAAGTGCCACCAAGAGAAATTATTTAAGTGAACTAGACACAACACAAGCAACTACTAAACCAGTTAAAACAACACAAATTATACCAGGTGCGGAATCAGTTGAATCTTTTATTATACCAAGAGATTTTTGTAAAGTTCAATATGGGATTGATTTACAAAAAATTATTGATGAATATAGACAAGGTATCACTCAAGGATATTTGATTGGTAAAGATAAACCATATTTATGGTCTGTTGAACAAGATGATTCCAAATTAGTACAATTTCAGATTAACGAATTATTTAAAACAGGTAGTTTGGACCGAGTACAAACGGTGACTTATTACAAAGATTCAAAATCATGGGGACAACAATATTTACGTCCAGATTCCGAAAAAGTTAATACCGATAAAGTTACTGACGAATATTGGAAACCTACATTTTTTTGGAGAGGAATAGTTAACGATTTATCTCAAATAACGAATTCTTTAGTGTTAACTAGATTTCTTCAGGCTAGTAAACAAATGAATCAACCATATAATTTAAAAGATATGATAAATAAAAAATCGCAATTGTATGTAAATCCTGAAAGTGATATTAGTCAACAAACAATAGACAATATAAAATCATCTTTAGTATATAAGACTCTTGCAACTTAATTATTTTTATTGTAAAATTGAGTATGTGAGGGTATCTACAAAAAATACAAATCCTGATTGAGTTTCTAATAACACTATTGTATTATATTGATTATCATTTAGGGTCTCAACAATTTGAATTGATTTATATTTACCACCATAAAGATTAATTTTTGAAAAACCAATTACTTTAAAATTAAGTTCTGAAAGCATAGAATTTGTAAAAGTTTCATCACCTAAAAAAACAAGTGACTCTGAAAATACCCCCCAATCTATTGAAGGGGTATTTTTTGTTGGGGAAAAATCAAACTCGTATTTACTAAAATATTTGTTATGTTTTTTAACACTTCTTTCAAATGGTCCATCAGAGTAAATTGGTTCAGTCCCATTTCTTTGTGGAATTGGTACATATGGTATGTCTAAAGAATCTAAAACAAATTGTGACTCGTAGTTAGGAAAAAAATATTTTGATTCCTGTGAATTGGCAACTAAACCAACCATTACTAAAACAAAAGAAAGAAATAAGTTTTTCATAGGACTTGATTATTTAATTATTTCTACAAATATACACAAAATATTCGTCTATACAAACATATTTATAAATAAAATATTTTATTATGACAAAAATAGTTAGACTAACTGAAAATGATTTAGTTAAAATAATCAAAAAAGTTCTATCTGAACAAGAGACTCAAACGACAACTCAACCTACTGGTACAACACAAACTACTGGTACAACACAAACTACAAATCAAAGTCCTGACTTATCTAATTTAGGTATAAAAACACTTAATGGTGGAATTAAAGTCGTTGAGGTTCCTCAAAAACAAAGTCGTGATATTGAAAAAATTGCTAAACAAACTGGCGATAAAGTTTATGGTGTAGGTAAATATGAGATAATGAGTGAAGTGGGTGGAAATTATCCAGAAATGCTTGTAGTTAAAAAAGAGGCGTATCAAAAATTATTATCAGACAAAGGTATTACTGTTGTGGAAGGGGAACATTGTTCTGAACCAAAATGGACAGGTAAAAAAGATAAAAATAATCCTACCGGTTGGGTATACACATTTAAGGCAGGTAATGATTCTTCTAATTACGTTGTTAAACCATTACCATGGAATTTATTTAATAAAATACTTAATGAAAGAGGAACACCAGGATGTCCTGACGATAGAGTGAATAGGCACATTCATCCTAAAGTTAAGGGGGATTATTCAGGAGGTAATTTTTTAGACTCTAATTACAGTCAAGCCTCAAAGAATTTCTTTGATAACCCGAATTCAAATCAAGCTATGGATGCTTTTTGTAGTGGTTTAAGACCTACAAGTTTTTATCGTATAAATGGTTTTCCAGGTGTATCGGCAAAATGCCCTGTATTTGTTGATGGTAGTGACGAAGACATGGAACGTTCATTTTCTCTAAATGATTATATAAGGATTCAAACTATCTAATTAAAAAACCCTCTAACGAGGGTTTTTCTTTTTACATTTAACATCAAAACACATGTAACCTTCAGTGGTTTCATTATTAATATCGTACTCAACCAGCATATTAACCGATTTATTATCATTTTTGTAAAGTGCTATAACTCCTTTAAAACCTTTAGTATCAACACATTCAAAAGAAACTAAAATATCGTTTGATGGATTTTCAAACACTTCAGTGATAACAAAATTAAAAACCACACCCTCACCATTTTTCATAGTTAAAGATTTATTGTCGACATCAATAGTGTAAACAACTTCCCCCTGACCAAGAGTGGTGTATGTGATTAAACCATTTTCCAATGATGGAATAAAATTAACTTCTTTTGGGTGTTGAAATTTTTGGATAGTATCAGTTTTTACAACAAATACTTGTGAATTGGCAACTAAACCAACCATTACTAAAACAAGAGAAAGAAATAAGTTTTTCATAGGACTTGATTATTTAATTATTAATACAAATATATGCAAAATATTCCTCCACACAAATATATTTATAAATAAAGTGAACTTTGTTCATAAACTTTAAACCCACGTTAATGGATAATGACAAAAATGAAACGAATTCTAAAGGAAAATGTTGCCACTTACTGCCTTATGCTCGCAATGTTTTTCAACCCACTAGGATTCGACATAATGTTCAAAGCAATTCTGGATTACACAAGTTCTTATTGGATTACCACAGGAATTTTTTATTGTATTTCAGCTTTGTTCTTTGGGTTGTATTTCTTATTACGAAGTAAAAAATGAATATCAAAAAACTTATCAAAAAAGTTCTTACAGAATCAGTGGAAAAACCACTTATCTCAGAACACCTTAATTATCATATAACAAATGAAGTTCCATTGAATGATAATATCTTCAGATTTGGTTCAGAAGAGTTCTTTAATGTTATTAACGAAGCTCGTGAGTTATATTACGAAGGAATGGTTGAGTTAAATGAAGATGATGTTGAACTTATTGAATCTGATTTTGGAACACAGGTTAGATTATCAAGTGGTAGAGTTATTTACTTGGATACTCCTATGGAAGAATCATTTATTTCTGAGGCGGAACATAATGGTAAGAAAGTTGAACTTGGTAAACCAAGAAGAAACAGTAGTGGTGGAAAAAAATACGTTGTTTATGTTAAAAACCCATCGACAGGTAGAGTTAAAAAGATTTCATTTGGTGATGTTAAAGGTGGATTAACCGCTAAGGTATCTAACCCTAAGGCTCGTAAATCATTTGCCGCAAGACATCAGTGTTCTAAGAAAAAAGATAGATTAACTGCCGGATATTGGGCATGTCGTTTAAACCGTTTTGGTTATTTGTGGGGAGGTAAAACTTATCCAGGATTTTGGTAATATGAAACCGTATAAAGATAGAAAACTAACAGAAACTTCAAAGATTAGAGTTTTTAAATCCAATGTTGATAGTGGTGAACTACAATGGCATCGTGATAGAGAAGATAGATTGGTTGAAGTGGTACAAGGTGATGGATGGAAATTTCAAATGGATAATCAACTACCTATAGAGTTAACTGAAGGACAAGTATTATTAATCCCTGAAGGAACTTACCACAGAATATTCAGAGGAACGTCTGATTTGGAATTAAAGATTGATTTTATTTAGTAATTCTATCAACGATTAAATCCATAAGTCGTTTTAAGAAATTACCTGAAATTGTTATCAATCCAAACGCCGATAATGATTTAACTAACATTTCAGTATCTCTCATATCCCACACACCTTCAGAGACAGCGTCATATATCATTGGTATAATTGGAACCAAGAATGCATAACTTAACATATTTGTCACACTGAATGCTGATAAATTCAAACTCTTTAAAAAACCTGCCAAAACAGTTTTAAGTTGATTAGCTTTAATTGCTCCCAATTTAAATGGCTCTTCAAGTCCGTCTTCTTTAATCTTTTTAATAATTGATTTGGTAAAACTTCTTTCTTGGAAGAATATTACTGACGCAATACCGGCAGCAATCAATGATGAATCTTTTTCTGTTAACTCTGGTACTTGTCCATTTAACCATTGCATAATTGGACCCATAAACCCTCCAATTGCAGCACCCCATGTAAGCATCATCTTTAAGTTTATTGAAGCATGTGATTTAGTGTCTTCAACAATCTTTTTAGTTAGTTCAACACCATCTTCTTGAACTTCTTTAATCCTATCATTTATTGCTTCAAGGATAATTTGCTTTTGAGATTCTTTAATTATATATTTCATTATATTTATAAATATATGAGTAAGAAATTAAATCCTGAACTTAAACCTGATGATAGAATTGTTGTCATTGAACTATTAGGTGAACCTCAATTATCTTTTGGTGATAGAGGAACTGTTAAAGGAATTCAAAAAGGACCTGGATTTGTTCAGTATGTTGTTAAATGGGACAATGGGTCAAGTCTTTATTTATTGGATGAAGATAAATGGATGTATGAATCTGAGTTTGATGAAATGAGAGAAAGAAAAAGAAAAAAAAATATTCAGGAAAATAAATCAACTGATTTAACACTACATGCGATGTTAGTAAAACATTTCAACATGTTATATTTGAAAAAATATCTAAATAAATTAAGAGAGTCTAGTGTTGTTAATATGCTTGCGGCATCACCATATCTTTATATGGGTAAAGAAAGATTAGCTCACGAACACAAGTATAATGATACTAATGAAGCATTTGATGAATTACTAGATATGGCTAATAAGGCTCAAGGTGAAATGGTAAACGGAGTAATTAGTATAATTGAAGACGAAAATAAAGAAGTAACCGTAGAAAGAATCAATGCTTATTTAAGAAGATACTCTCCAAAAATTATTTCATTTTACTCAAATTACTTTTAAAGTAAAAACAAAGGATTTCTCTCACCAAAGTGTCCACCAACAATGTTGTAGTAATAATATTCTAAAGCATCTTCATAAGACATATCTTTTTGTAATGACTCAAGTATTTTATCACGTGAATAAAGTATTCTTATACCATTACCAAACTCTTCA